AGACATGTCAGCAGCGAGATTGCTCATGGATAGAGCGATTCCTGCTAGAAAAGCCGTAGAACACTACGGCGCACAGGATTCTGGCGGCATTGTAATCAATATTAAAGGATTAGATGACGTTAGTTTAGACGATGGTACAACAGTAAACGCAGATTTCAAGGAGATTGATGATGGCGTACAAGATGAACACTAACCAATGTAGCGATTACGCTAATATGGGCAACTCAGGTGGTGTAAACAACCATGGTGGGACTGCTTCTAGCGGAACTCTCTACTACGCAGCTAGTTCTGCTCCAGCAACTGTAATCCCTGAGAAGGGAACTTCTAACGGCGGTAAGTAAAATGGCTTTACCAGTTGTGTTAGGTGCTGCTGCATTACGTTTATTAGGACAACAAGCAGGTAAAATAGCCGCTAAAAAAGGTATTCGAGCTGTTAGAAATTTAGCAAAAAGCAAAAATTTAAAAGTTACTAGAAACGTAAAAGACGGAGAAATATACATTTCTCCAGGAGCTTCTGAAGCACAAAAATTAGCTGGACAAAAAGTAGCCAAAACAATGAAGAATAGAAAAACAAGAAATCTTGTTGGGGCTACTGCAGCAGGTTATGTCGCAGGTAAATATAGCGACAGACGAGTTCAAGCTAGACCTACTAAAGCAAGACAAAAAGCACGAAGAGGTAAATAAAATGGGCAAAGTAAAGAAACCAAAGCCGTATGGCTACAGAGCTTAATTTTTCCCTACACCCTGCTCAACAGGCTATTTTTACTGATGAAAAAAGGTTTAAAGTAGTTGGAGCAGGTCGACGTTTCGGTAAGTCTTACCTCGCAAGAGTTAAGCTTATCGTTAAAGCGTTAGAAGATACAAATGAGTTTGGTTATGACCTGTCGGATAAAGCGTGTTACTACATAGCTCCTACATTTAACCAAGCAAAAGACATTATGTGGCAGTCATTAAAGCAAATGGCTGCACCCATAACAAAGAAAGTACGAGAAAACGAAGGTATTATTACCTTAGTTAACGACAGAACGATACATCTTAAAGGGTCTGACCGCCCTGAGTCTCTTCGAGGCGTAGGATTATCGTATGTTGTGATGGACGAATATGCTTTTATGAAGGAAGAAGTCTGGACTTCTATAATTCGTCCTACTTTAGCAGATGTGCGTGGTGGTGCATTGTTTATTGGCACACCAAATGGAAAGAATCACTTTTACGATTTGTTCCTAAACGCACAAGATGGGCTAGATTCAGAGGATTGGTCTGCTTGGACTTACAAATCCATAGATAATCCGTTTTTAGACCCTAAAGAAGTGCTAATGGCGACTAAAGACATGCCGTTAGAGTACGTCAGACAAGAATTTGAAGCTAACTTTGCCTCTTTTGGAGGCACAGTCTTTAAATCTGACATGATAGAAGTAGCTGACAGTCCAAAAGACGGGGGAGACATTTACATGTCGGTAGACCCCGCAGGTTATGAAGATGTTAAAGGGATTTCTCAAGGCAAATCCCACAGACTAGACGAAACAGCCATATCAGTAGTAGAAGTCTCTAATTCTGGGTGGTTTGTACACGAAGTTATAACAGGACGTTGGAATGTAAGAGAAACAGCGTTGCGTATTTTACGAGCAGCACAGTCTTACAGACCTAAAGTAGTAGGAATAGAAAAAGGTGCGCTTAAAAACGCACTAATGCCTTACTTGCACGACAATATGAGAAGGTTAAATGTATACCCGTACATTACAGAACTATCTCACGGTAATCAAAAGAAAGCTGACCGAATTGTTTGGGCGTTACAAGGTAGAATGGAACAAGGTAGGTTAACTTTTGCACCAGGAGAGTATTTACCAAAGATAACAGAGCAATTGCTAGACTTCCCTAATCCGTTGTCTCACGACGACATGATAGATAGCCTAGCCTACATAGACCAGATTGCAGTAACACCATACGATATGAGAATAAACAGCGATGCAGAGGAATGGGAACCTCTTGACCCTGTTAGCGGAATGTAATAAGGACGCATAATGGCAGTAACAAAAATAGTAGAAAACTACGGAGACCAATCTTCTGAGCAACCGATGCGGGTTGACACAGAGTTAACGGGGTGGATTGTCTACAAAGTAGATAATTGGGAAGAGTCCCGTAATCGCCAACATCAAGACCGTTGGCAAGAGTATTATCGTCTTTGGCGTGGTCAACATGGTGGCCCAGAAGATAAAATACGACAACACGAACGCTCTAAGATAATTGCACCTGCTTTGCAGCAGTCTATCGAGGCTGGCGTTGCAGAGATGGAAGAAACTATCTTTCACAGAAAACGGTGGTTTGACCTAGAAGATGATGTACGAGAAAAGGTTTTTGCACAATTAATAAAAGAAAATCAGAATCAAATAGACCCACAACAGCTAGAAGCTTTAGCTAGAGATGTAGATACAAGGCTAGACGGAATTACGTCACAACTGTTAGAAGATTTTGAAACACGAAACGTAAATCAAGGCATATCAGAGATACTCTTAAACGCAGCCTTATACGGCACAGGCGTAGGAAAGATAGCGGTAGAGCAAAAGCCTAGGCGAGTGCCTATAACAGGCTCTGCGGGCGTTACAAGCGATATAGAGATAGTTAACGACATACACGTTAACCTTGTTCCTGTAGACCCTAACGAGTTTGTTATAGATATAGCTGCTCGTAGCATAGACGAAGCTTTAGGCGTAGCACACGTTTACACGATACCTAAGCACGAAGTAGTACAAAAACAAGACAGAGGTATCTGGAATCAAACAGAAGTAGGCTTGTACGATAACGACGCTTCTGAACACCAAGAGTTTGATATACACGAAGAAAGCTATACAGAAGTAGAGCATGTAGAAATACTAGAGTATCATGGGCTTGTACCTAAAGACTTATTTAAAGACGCTGCTAAAGAAAGCGTTGTAGACCCTTTGGCTGAGTTTGCAGAAGAAAACTCTAACTTAGAGTATGACGATGCAGGAGAAATGGTAGAAGGTATTGTTTGGATTGCGAATCGTTCTCAATTACTTAAAGTAGTTCGTAACCCATTTATAATGCAAGACAGGTCTTTTGTCGCATTTCAGTGGGACACAGTACCTAATAGGTTCTGGGGTAGAGGTATAGCTGAGAAAGGTTATAACCCTCAGAAAGCGTTAGACGCAGAATTAAGAGCAAGGATAGATTCGTTAGCACTAGCTACCTATCCTGTTGCTTTGGTTAATGGAATGATGGCTCCTCGAAATGGAGACTTCTCTATTAGACCAGGAAGGAATATTGTTGTTAGCGGCCCTGTTAATGAGGCTATTGCACCATTTAAGTTTCCTGGCCCAGACCCGCAGAGCTATCGACAGTCTGCAGAGTTTGAGCGTATGGTAACAATGGCTACGGGGTCTATGGACACCGCAGCCCCATTAGGAGTTAACCCTCGTAATGCTACTGCAGGTGGCATGTCAATGATGATGGGTGCTATTCTTAAACGAGCGAAGAGAACACTCCGAAACATGGAGTTTGAGTTTCTTTCGCCATTAATCCACAAGGTTGCTTGGCGGTACATGCAGTTCGATACGGAGCGTTATCCCGTAGCCGATTATCGCTTTAGAGTTCACGGAGCTTTAGGTGCGCAAGCACGTGAGTTTGAGGTAGCACAACTAACTCAACTTATGCAAACAGTACCTCCTGGCTCTCCTGCTTACTGGTTATTACTTAAAGGTGTTATTAACAATTACAACATTGAAGATAAAGAAATGTTGGTTAAAATATCTGACCAGTTCTTACAGCAAGCTCTTAATCCACCAGAACCACAACCTGACTTTGACCAACAAGCTAAACTACAAGACCAAGAACTTAAGAAACAAGCTCTTATGTTTAAGGTTATGGAAAGCAAGCTTACTAATGCTAGACGTGATTTTGAAATGGAAGCAGAGGCTGAAAGAGACAGAGGCGAAGCTATCTGGAATCAGTCAGAAGCTCTGCTCAATATTGCTAAGGCTAAAACAGAAGAGCAAAGAGCTGCTGCTGAAGTTGCATACAAAGAAGCTAAAGCTGCTGAAGCTTTGGCAGGTAAACCTGCTACAGAAAAATCTGAGGCTACACAGCCTATAGAGTATTTAACTTTAGTTGACACGCTAAAAGATTCGTATGAGCAGTTTACTAACAGTGCTATTGAACAGATTAACAACAAAGTTAACGATAGCATTAACCACATTACACAAAGACAACAAATGTTTCAGATTGACCCGCTTAACGCTAAGTTAGACGCAATACTGCAACAACAAGGTAATATGGCTCCACAAGCTCCACAAGAACAGACTCCTGCTGATTTAACTATAGAACGTGGCCCTGATGGTAGAGTAGCGTCTATTGGAGGACGACCTGTACGAAGAGGAGACAATGGTGAACTGCGAGGTGTTGAATAATGGCTAGTACCTATACTTCAAATTCTGGAGTCGAGAAACCAGGAATTGGCGACCAATCAGGAGAGTGGGGTACTACAGTCAATACCAATATGGATATATTGGATAGGGCTATTAACGGTGTAGGTGTTATTACTTTATCAGGAACAACACATACGTTAACTACTACAGACGGAGCATTGTCAGACGGACAATACAAAGTTCTTGTTTTAAGTGGTAGCCCTAGCGGTACAAATACTATAACCATTAGTCCTAATGACCAAGACAAGTTATATTTTGTGGTTAACAGTAGTGGACAGACTGCTACGTTTTCTCAAGGCTCTGGAGCTAATGTTAGTGTTGTTAACGGCGATACTAAAATTATATACGCTGACGGAGCAGGGTCTGGAGCAGCAGTTACAGAATTTGCATCTGAAGTAGATGCGTTAGAAGGAATTACAGCAGGTACAGTCGCTGCATCTAAAGCAGTAATTGTTGACGCTAATAAAGATATAGGGTCGTTTCGTAACGTAACTCTTACAGGAGAGTTAGATGCCGGAAGCTTAGACGTTTCTGGTGATGCTGATATAGACGGGACGCTGGAAGCCGACGCTATGACTCTAAATGGCAGTTCAATAACCGCTACAGCTACGCTATCCACAGGAATTAGCAATGGAAACCTGCCAGTTTTTACAAGTGGCGTGGCAGACGATGACTTTCTACGAGTTGCTGGTACTTCTATAGAAGGTAGGTCAGCAAGTGAGGTTTTATCAGATATTGGCGGTCAGGCATCTTTAACCTTTGGCATATCAAATACAAACGCTGTAAAAGTTGATAGTGCAAGTGTAGCCGATGACGAGTACGCAAGGTTTACTGCTAATGGATTAGAAAGCAGAAGCACCTCAGAAGTCCTTTCAGATATAGGAGCATCTGCCGTTGCAGGTTCTAGCTCGATTGTAACCACGGGAGCTTTAGACTCTGGAAGCATTACTTCTGGGTTTGGAAACATTAATAATGGCAGTAGTACGCTTACTACAGGAGCGTTAACTGCAAGTAGTGGTGCAATACCAGCGTTAACTACAGTTACGAGCATAAACTCTGGCCCGTTAGGTGGTCGCAGAAATGCAGTTTTTAACCCAAATGGCGCAGTCAATCAACGTCATGGAACAGCGGCTAATACAACAATTAACACTTATGGGCCTGATAGATGGCGCAGTTATGGTGGCGCACTAGCTTTTTCTTGGTACACAAAATCAGATGCTGGCGAAGGCGATGGCTATTATATGCGCTTTCAAAGAGATGCAAGCGATT